TCATGCAATACCATAAATATAGCTTGACAGAACTTGAAAATATGATGCCTTGGGAAAGAGATATTTACACTTCTCTTTTAGAGCAACATATTGAAGAGGAAAATCTAAAACGTCAACAAGCAGAGGGAGTCCGAAAGTACGGAAATGGATGAAGAATTAGGTGGAGTAAATCCAAACAGTTTTTTTGAACAAATAACCGAGGTTCGTGGAGTGGCTGAGACTGCTCAAAAAACATCTAATTCTAATTTGAGTCTTTTAAATGAATTAAGAGAGAAAGTTGAGATAATATCTAACGATTTAAGAATGTTGAAGGGTGAGACGGATGCAGCAAAGGATAAGGCTTTTGAGGAAGAGGATAAAAAACAAAAAGAGGAAATGCAGGCGAGAGCCAAGGCTAAAGGTGAGAAAACACAAGAAGCAGTTGTAGGAAATAAAGAGGGAGAAGGAGGAACAAAAGGTGGTGGCGGTGGAGTAATGGGTTTTATTTCCTCTCTCATAGGAGGTTTAGTGGGAGGCACAGTTGGTTTAGCTATTTCAGGCGTAGGAGCAATAATCGGTTTAGGAGCTGGGGTTATAAATGCAGGGAAAAAGTTAGGAGAAAAACTTGCGAAAGGATTTGCTGGTTTATTTGGAAAGAAGAAAAAGAAAGGGAAAGGTGAATCAAAACCAGCAGTTTCACCTGACAAATTATTGAATACTAATATTGATGAAGATGAAGATGAAGAAAAAGACAGTGAGAAACTTACAACCGTAAGAGAAAAGGGTAAGGTTGTTGGTGGTAATGTATCACAGGAAAAGTCTGATTTGATGAAGAGACAAATAGATCTTGAAGAAGAGATGAGTGATGCAATAGAATCGAATGATATGAAACTATATGAAAAATTAGAAAAAGAATCTGAAGAGATAGATAAAAAATTATTTAACTTAGAAAAGTCACCACAATCAAAGAAAAAGAAAGATAAGAGAGGAATATTAGGTATGATCGGTGGTACTATTGATGCTATCACTGGTAATCTAACTGACTTTGATAAAAGAGGTGGGAAAACATTTGGAGCAACTCGTGTCGCCACAGGTATGGCAGACTTCTTTACCGCTGATATGTTCGATCTTGATAAAAGAGGTAAGATGGATTTGTTTGGTATGCGAAAGAAAATGGAAAATAAAAGGAAAAAAGAAGCTTTTGAAAATAATCCCAATGTAAAGAATTTTAGAAATCAGACGAATAAACTCAAAGAGCAGGCAGAAGGGTTTCCAGTTGATACAACCGTAAATCCAGATGGATCAATAACATCAAAATTTAGTGGAATACGAGTTGGTGGTGAACCTGTTGTCGGAGACACATTGAGTCTTAAACAAAGAATGGTTATAAAAGCAAAGATTCAAATGGGGAATAAAATTGAAGGCATTGAGAAGGAACTTTATGAAAAGAGTGGTGGTGGTAATTTTTCAGAGGCGGAACAAAAAGAAATAAAGAAGTTATATGGGCCAAAGGAGGGTGAGAAAGATGCATTTGATTATTATGGAGACAATAATAGCGAGGATGCATTTGGATTTAATCAGGGTGGTTTAGTTCAAGAATATAATCAGGGTGGTGAGGTTGACAGTGTGCCTGCTATGTTAACGCCTGGCGAATTTGTTGTAACAAAGGATGCTGTGCAAAAAGTTGGTGTTGATACTTTAAAAGGACTCAATTCTTCAGTTGGTGCTACAAATAAACCAGAACTTTCAAGTCTTTCAATTGGTTTTGGTAGTGGTGATATGTCTCCGTTTGAGAAAAAACAAACATCAGTCGGTGGACTAGATTCATCATTTATGATTGATGGTGAAAAACAATATCTAACTCCTAGTCAAATAAAAAAACAACTTACAAAAATGAATGTTCCTTATAAGGAACTATTAAATGGAATGGTGATACCTGATGCAGCAAAAATAGCAGCTGCAGAGGTGCCAAAATGGTATGATACAACAAGACAAGTCATAACTGAGACTGTGCCTGATGAGAAGATGAGAGAACAAATGGTAAATGAACTTGATAAGTTTATGAAGAACTTCACTGGAAGTGGAGGAGATTTCAGAGACACTTCTCAAATCGAGGCTGAGATGAATAGATATATCCCAGGCACGATAGAGAATCTTGGACTTCAAATAACTGAATCAACTAACAAATATAAACCTGAGAAGAAAGGTTTGTTCCAAACACAAAACTTTAATGAGGGTGGGTTAGTTCAACCAGTCATAGAAAGTAAAAATGAAAGTGGTGAAATGGAACTAATAAAAAATCTTTCTCAATCTGTAGATACTAATCGTCAAACTATACAACTCATGGAAGAAAAAAATCAAGCAATGAATCCACCAAATCAAAATCCTAGTCCATTAACACCAGCTGATCCTCCTCAAACTTCACCCGCTGAAATAAAAGATACGGATGCTCCGATACCCTTTGCAATGCTTTTGAGACAAAATGCTCAAAGATATTTAAATCTTGGTAACAATGCGATGGTGATATCATAATGGCTGAAACTAAATTTAAATTTAAAAAATGTGAATTACTTCCAAATGAGGGATCATCTTTAGATGAGGGTTACGAACTACTTGGTGGAGGGCCAATTGTTGATTACTATGAGAGTATTGATAGTCCAACCATATCAATGAATATTACTTTTATTGATATCGACCAAGTAATAAGTAGAAAAGGAATTTCTGGTGGAGAATATATTGATCTAACAGTTGAAATTGATGGTTTTGATGACTTTAAACTCACTCAAAAGAAACACAATTTGATGTTAAACTCTGTGAGAAACATTATAACAGAAACAAACAAACAGGTAGCGACATTAGAATTTGTTTCTGTTGAATCTATTATTAATGAAACTGCAAGAGTCAATAAAAAATTTGCAGGCAATGTCTCACAAACAGTTTTTGAATTACTCATTGGTGATAAGAAAGGTATTCAAACAAGTAAAAACTTAGATAAACATGATGCGACTAATTCTTATTCATTTGTAGGTAATCTTAAGAGGCCTTTTGATACAGTTCAATGGTTGTGTCCAAAGGCACAATCATCTACAAAGAATTTTGGATTTTTATTCTACGAAAATTTTGATGGTTATCATTTTAAATCAATTGAAAAATTATTGGAACAAGAACCAAGTTTTACATATACTCATACAGACAAACCATATGATCAGGAGGCTAGTGCTTTTAAAATATTACAAAATAGAATGGTTCAAACAAATGATATCGGAATGAATTTAAGAATGGGAATGTATGCAAATCGAACAATATATGTTGATATTGTAAATCAAACGAAAGAAATAGTTGATTTTAAAATTACTGATTTTAACTTGAAAAAACCACCTAAATTACTAAATGGTATTGAGGACTTTCCGACAAGATTAATGCTTCGAGTCAATGACTTTGGAGTCGCACAGAAAGGGTCAAAAAAGAAAGATCAACAACCAGAAAGTGAGCTTGCCGTTTATCAAAATAAATCTTATATTAGAAATAACTTACTATTTTCACAATCATTTAAAATATCAACTTCTCTTAATCCTGATTTAAGGGTCGGTCAAGTAATTGAAATTAAATTACCTGTCAAAAAAGGAGATGGAGAATCTAAAACAGATTCTTATGGAAATGATAAAACAAATGACCCTAGTGGTAAATACTTAATATCAGGATTAAGACAGATAATAGGTGGTGAAAAGAGTGAAACTCAACTTACATTAATTCGTGATGTATTTTCTGCTTAAATAAAAGAAACAGGAGAATCAAATGAAATCAATCGAAGATCACATTGAATACGATAAGAAAATTGCTGACGATCCACAAGCGAATCCAGCAGCGAGAAGACATGCAAAAGAAGAATTGCATGAACTTGAAGAGTATGTAGAACATCATAAAGATGAAATTGAAGCGGGTGATCATCATGATCCAAACGCACTTGAACTATTTTGCGATCAACACCCAGATGAACCTGAGTGCCTAATATATGACGATTAATTAGATGTCATCAACTAACTTTATAGGAAGAGATCCAATGCAGTGGTGGATCGGTCAAGTTACCGATCCAGATAAAGGAAAGTGGGGAGATTGTTTAGAAAAACAACAAGCGGATGATGGAGAAGACATCAATGCTTTTAGATGTCGAGTTCGTATTGTTGGATATCATGGTAATGATACTGATTTACCAGACGAAGACTTACCTTTAGCACACGTTCTCCTACCGTCAAACGCAACTACTACTGGTGGATGTGGTGGTACATTGCAATATCAAGGTGGAGAAGTTGTAGTTGGATTTTTCTTTGATGGTGAAGACGGACAACAACCAGTTATATTTGGAACATTATTCAAACAACCTTTTATTACAGATGGATTGAAGAGTGATGAATTCAATTCAAAAAAACAAATTGACTTTATTCCATATACACCACCAAAAGTTAGACAAAGAGCTGGTAAACATAGATTTTATTCAGAGTCACCTTGGCCTGGTGGATTTTCAGCTGGTGAGGCTATAAAAACAATTGCACAAAAACAAAAAGAGGCTTCCACAAATATCACCATTGATAACTTTACTGCCTGTGAAGATAATGAGATATCAAAAATAAGTAATACGATAAAAGATTTTACTCGGAAGATGCAAACTCTTCAACAGTTGAATGATCAAAATTCATATGTCGATCCCATTTACGGTGGCGTTCTTGACATTCAACAAGAAATTCAATTAACAACTCAAAAGCTTCAAAATTCAACAACAAAGTTAGTTCGTCGTGCCAGATCTTGGTTGATTCAAGATACTCTTGATAAGTTAAACTCAACCTTAAAAGATAAAACACCGAAAACATTACAAGCACCTGTAGGACAAGCGACTAAATCTCTCACTGACGTTATCTTCTGTAATATTGAAAAAATACAAGCAGCTCTTGGAGATTATCTAGCAAAAAGTTTAGAAAATATGATAGGTCAAGTTTTAGATGTGCCTGTTTGTGGTGTTGAAAATTTCTTGGCTGACATGTTCGGACAGATTAACAATATTATAGATTCTGGGTTGGGAGATATATTTGGACAGTTAAACAATATTCAAGGTGGTGGTATTGGACTTCCTAGTGAAACTTTTTCAAAAGCCATTAAGTTTGCAAACATTATTACAAATGTTCTAGATTGTGATGCTTTGAATTGCCCAGAAAATACTTCATATTCTTCAAAAAATGGCGTTTCAAAAGCGGTAGAAGATAGTTTTGATAGTATAATCGATAAAGTTGGATTGAATAAACTCACAGATATTGTTGACTCTCTTGATAAAGCAATTCCAGCAGCGCCATCTGCACCAAACTGTCAAACTAATGTTCTTAAATGTGGGCCACCAAGAGTAGATTTTATAGGTTCTAGTGGTCAAGGTGCAACTGGAAGTGCAATTGTAAACGCACTTGGAAATATTATTGGTGTTGCAATAAACGGCACAGGATTTGGATTTAAAGAACCACCTTTACTTTCATTCTTTGATAGTTGTGATAAAGGTTATGGTGCTGGTGGATATCCAGTCATGGGTAATGTTTCTCCTTTAAAATATAATCAATCTGATCTAGATAATGAATTGATTCCTGATGGAAAACAAGTTGGAGACATTGTTTTTGATAATGATGAAAACTCACCTAAAATATCTGATGTTGGATTAAATGTTACAGGATCAGATCTGCCTGTCTATGTTGAAGATCCAAACGGAACTGAACTTGGTGTGGTTGGTGTTGTAATCACCAGCCCTGGCCAAGAATATCTTTCAAACACAACTGAGACTGATTTAGATGGAAATGTTAAAGAGTTGATTCCAGATCCAAATGCAAATTATGATGGCGAATCTTCTTATGTGACCTCTCTAGCAGATGTTGTCGTTGAAAATACAGGTTTTGGATATGATGATAGTGACACCGCCTCAGTCGGTGGAGGATCCGTAGATGTTGCTGGTGATACTTTGCCAGGCGATGCAACTGGTGATACAATACAAAAGCCTGGTCAAGCACAAGTTGAGTTAAATATTCAAAATGGATTGATTGTGGGTGCGAATGTTGTCAATGGTGGTTTTGGATTCACTGGACTTCCAGAAATCACCATAAATAGTGATACTGGAGCTGGTGCAAAATTACTACCAGTTCTCAAGTTTACTAAACTTGATGATGCAGATCAACTTGCACAAACAACTCAACAGGCTGTCATCACCGTAATTAGTTGTATCGAAAAATAAAATGTCAAAAGCTTCAAATGATGGACAAAATTTAGAATGCGACAAACACCTGAGATATGTTGTTCAGAGTGGACAGAGTAGCATACATGGAGATACCTTGTATGAACTACAGACACAGGAGGCTCAATCTTTTGCGTTTCACTCTGGAACTGGTCAAGGTGGTTCTGGTGGTGGGCCTGGAACTGGTAAGGCAGTTTTATACACGCCAGGTATGTCAATGGAAGTTCTTGGTGAAGGTTTAAAAGTTAGAAATAATAATGAGATCAGTCAACTTCCAGCCAAAATCATAAAGTGTAAGAAAGGTGATATCATAATTGAAGCTGAAAATGGAGATATAACTCTTAGAGGAAGAAATATTAATATTGATGCCAATGGTGGTGATCAGGGTGGTCAGTTTAATATGAAGGCCACTAGAGTTGCAACCATTGATTCACCAGATATTCGACTTCAAGGTGAAAAGATATTGATAAAAGCAGATAATACTACTAATATAATAAGTAAAGGTTTCCTAGAACTTAAATCTGGTTTCACATTATCTGCTTCTTTTGCCGATGAGTCCTTTGGAACTATGGCTCAAGTTCTAAAATCAGCAACGACAATTAATCCACCAACAATATAATGAACATATCTAGACAACAACTTGATAAATTGGTCGTAGGAACTAACGATGTTTCCTACGTCCCACCTGATACTTCTCCAACTGGAACCGCTGTATTGAACGGCCCTGTTTACGTTGGAAAAACTGCCGCATCGCCAGGATATGAGGCTAATTTAAATGTTGCATCAAACGCTGCTTCTCAAAGTCCACTTGATACTCAACCAGCATATCAATCAAGTCTAGCAATTAAATCTGACGGATGTGTGAAAATAGTAGGCGATGGTAAAGTTGCGAACGCTTTACACATAAGTGGAGGCCCGACAAATAAGTTATATGTGGAAGGTGATGCTTTCTTCTCTGGTGCGGTTGACTGTGGTAACAAAGGTAAACTCGCCGCTAGATTCGGTGCTGCGGATGGTCGTCCAAAACCATTTGATATTGAACATCCTACAAAGGGGAAGGGTCATCGTCTTCGTTATGCATGTATTGAAGGCCCAGAGGTAGGAGTTTATCATCGTGGTAGATTAAAAGAATCAAACGTAATTGAATTACCTTACTATTGGAAAGATTTAGTTGATGAAAATAGTATCACTGTTCAGTTGCAACCAATTGGATCAAATCAAAATCTTGTGATTCAAGAGTTCAATAATGAATTCATTGTCATTGCAGAGGATTCAACTAATACCGATTTGATCACTGATCTATCGACTATTGATTGTTTCTATCATGTATATGGAGAAAGAAAAGACATTAATCCATTGATAGTTGAATATGAAGGCGAGACTTGGCAAGACTATCCAGATCCTAACTTTGATCCAAACAAAGTTGATGAGGATAAGAGAACATATACTGATCCTCGATTTGCAGGCCCACCTAACACTTATACCGCTTGAAAAAATTAATTTATGTTGAGGAGAACTTTATTTCTCCTGATGAGTGTCAAAGATTTATCGATCTATCTCTTGCAAATAAAGGAAAAGAGATGCCTTATGGTGATGAAACCAGAGGTGGTGATACTTATCTAACTACTGTTGAATGGAAGGATCACACTGCTGTTTATCTTGGTGGTGATGTTGATCCTACTATTCCATCATTAGATGATGAGGTTATAACTAGGGTAAATAGTATTTGTAAAAGTTTTGATTCAACCTCAAATCTTGATTATGTTGGAGTCATAAGATGGCCTGTTGGCACTTTCATGAAACCACACTTTGATGACAACAACGTGCATAATCCTGATATATTTGCAGCGATGTTGTATCTAAATAATAATTTCTCTGGTGGATGCACTTGTTTTGAAGATTTTGAAGTCAAACCAGAGCCAGGAAAACTAATAATATTCTCAAATTCACAATATCTTCATTACGTTAGTAAGGT